GTATGTCACTTAAGAGTTGGGCTAAGGACACCTACCCACTAAAGGATACAAGACAGATGCTAGACAGAACACCAGTAGAGGTTGAAGGTACAGGAGACTACGTTGACTACCGTGGGGTACGCCGGGATACTATGGAGTGGTACGGTGTTAAGACATTCGGTAACAACCAAGTCTACACCTACCCTAGTGGCTCCCGTAAGGTACGCAACATCAAGGACAAGGCCTTCAAGACAGACAAAGGGTTCAAGACAGACGAGCTATTTGGTATGGATAAGTTCAACTCAGGTTCATCTAGGTCTGTTGTAGTATGTGAGGGTGAGCTAGACACACTGTCTGCTTTCCAGATGCTCGACAAGAAGTACCCTTGTGTGTCAGTGCCTAGCGCAACACCTAACCAGAAGCTATGGCAAGGTAAAGCAAAGGAGTGGTTAGATAGCTTCGATAAGATCATCCTGTCCGTTGACAATGACCAAGCAGGTAAGTCTCTTGCAGCTAAGATCGGTGCATTGTTTCCTAGTAAGACCTACGAGATTGTCCATGACAAGTTCAAGGATGCTAATGAGTTCTTACAGGGTAATGCTAAGGCAAGCTACCAAGCTGCGTTCTATAACTGCAAGCGGTACTCACCTGACAATATCCGCAACACAACGGAGCAGTTCCTTGAGTTGTTCGATAAGAAGGATGATGCAGTCTATGTATCGACAGGTATCGAATCGTTTGATGATGTAGCACTAGGCCTCATGCAAGGACACTTCACTGTGTTCCAAGCACCTGAGGGTATCGGTAAGACAGAGTTCATGAGATACCTAGAGTACTACATTCTGACTGAGCACAAGCATCTTAAGATTGCTATATGCCACCTAGAGGAGACAGAGAAACGTGGTGTTCTAGGCCTTGTGTCGTACCACCTCAACAAGAACCTCACTCGCCGTGACCTTATCGAAGAGCACGACATGGAGGATGATGTGAAGAGGGCTATCACTGAGTTGACCGCAGAGGAGAGGTTGTATCAGTTCCAGATAGCAGTTGACGAAGACCCTATGGACATCTTAGAAAAGATCAGGTACTTTCGAGAGGCTTGTGGTGTAGACTATGTGTTCTTTGAACCCATCCAAGACCTAGCCTACTCACGCAAGGGTGACGAGTCAGTAGAGAAATGGTTGTCTGCTTTGTCAGTACAGCTGTCTCGCCTAGCCTCTGAGCTTAACGTAGGTATCGTAACCATTGCTCACGAGAATGATGATGGGCAGGTGCGGGACTGTAGGACTATATCTAAACGTGCCTCTGTTGTAGTTAAACTACAGAGAGACAAGATGTCAGAGGATCGTGATGAAAGAAACACAACACAACTCTTGCTTATCAAGAACAGACCAGCTGGTAAGACAGGGTTCGCAGGTAAGCTCAGGTTCGAAGAGACAACCTTCAAGCTCACAGAAGATAGGGGACGATGGACTTGACCCCTTCGATGATACGACACATTGGATAGGGAAGATGGAATGATAGTATTCGCAGACATAGAAACAGAAAGCCTAGATGCTAAGAAGATCTGGTGCATCTGCACTAAAGAGAAAGACACTGGTATCGTTAATGAGTTCCTTAATTTACACATAGACATGGCTGAACGTGCAAGGTTTGTCGAGTACGCTAAGAAAGTTACCCGGTGGGTAGGACATAACTTCATTAACTTCGATGGGCCTGTCATTAACAGGATCGTAGGGCCAGTGATCGACATGACTAAGATCGTTGACACACTTGTAGTGTCCATGTCTGTTGACTTCGGCATAGGCTCACACAGCCTAGCCACATGGGGAGAGAAGCTAGGTTACCCTAAGGATAACTTCAAGGACTTCGAGGCTGGCCTCACACAAGAGATGTTAGCCTACTGCCATCGTGATGTAGAAGTGACTGAGCAGTTGTTCAAACACTTCTCTTCTCAGATCAAAGACAAGGCTTGGTCACAAGCTATGCGTCTTGAGCATGACGTAGCAATAATCTGCCAAGAGATGCACGAGGGTGGCTTTGAGTTCGACATCGACAGCGCAGAGGCAATGCACCTAGAGATTACTAAGAGGCTACAGGAACTAGAGGAACGTATCCATCAGGCCTTCCCACCAAAGCTAGAGGTAGTTAAGGAGATCAAGTATCGAACCAAGGCTGATGGTGAGTTGTTCAAGAATGTATCAGAAGCAATCAACACATACCCTAAGACTGAGATTGTAGGAGACATGCTGTTGTGTTACGACTACATCACATTCAACCCCGGCTCTACTAAGCAACGTGTTGAGAGACTATGGGATGCTGGTTGGAACCCGGTGGACAGAACAGTAGGACATCGTATGGCTCTACGAGACGGTAACCTAGACAAGCTAGACTACTACAACAAGTATGGCTGGACAGTATCAGAGGAGAACCTAAAGACACTGCCTAAGAGTGCGCCTGAGGGTGCTCATGCTCTCGCTGAGTGGCTCACCCTAGAAGGACGTAGAAGCACCCTCTCAGAGTGGTTACAATCGTTCTCACATAGCAATGACACCCGTATCCACGGTCAGTTCATGCACATAGGGTCTTGGACAGGACGTATGGCACACAGACATCCTAACATGGGGAACATACCTAGTGTGTTTCATGGTGAGCCTAAGACAGCAGTTGAGAAGGTGAAGTCAGACTACGATGGTAGGTTCAGAGACCTATGGACTACACCAGAGGGGTGTTACCTTGTAGGTACAGATGCGTCAGGTATCCAGCTTCGAATACTTGCTGACATCATGGAGAGTAAGCAGTACATCAAGGCTATCATCGAAGGTAGGAGTGAGGATCAGACAGACATCCATAACCTTAACCGTAAGGCTCTAGGCCTAGCTGGTATCACGAGGGACATGTCTAAGACGTTCATCTATGCTTTCTTACTGGGAGCAGGTACAGCTAAGATTGCACAGATCCTCAAGACTAACATGGGTCAGGCAGGTAAGGCAGTCAACAACTTCACTGAGAGTATTGAAGGATTGTCTAGACTAAAGAAGAAAGTTATCCCTGAGATAGCAAGTCAGGGTTACTTCAAAGGCTATGATGGACGCAGGGTTGTAGTACCCAGCGAACACAAGACACTAGCGGGTATGTTGCAGAACGGGGAGACACTCGTTATGAAGTATGCAACAAGACGCTGGATGGAAGAGGCAAGCAACCAAGGCCTAGACTTTAAGGTATGTACTTGGGTGCATGACGAATGGCAAACAGAGATAAGAGGGAGTTTAGAAGATGCCGAAAGGTTAGCTAAGATACAACGAGATGCTATTGAGTGGGCGGGATTACACCTAGGAATTATGTGTCCCCTCGCTGGTGAATCTTCCATAGGAAAATCTTGGAAAGATACACATTAACTGTTGACACCGACTACTGTACGTATTAATATATAAGTATGGCCCCTAACAATCAAAGGAAAACCAATGCCTAAGACAACATACAAAGAAGTAACAACAACTGGTCCAATCGAATGGGCTCGCCTCTCAGAAGGTAACCGAGACCTCGAAGGGTACGGTGGTGCATACCAGAAGACTGAGGGTGCTTACACAGTCAACCAAGTCCTCGACAAGGAGATGATGTCACGCCTCAAAGACTCAGGTTCACAGAAGCAACCTAACCAGAAGCGTATCATGGAAGGCGAGATGGTAGTTAAGTTCGTCCGTCCACACAAGGTTCTCAAGAAAGACGGTAGTGTACTTGAGCAAGCAGGTGGTGAGCCTAAGGTCACAGACAAGGATGGTAACCCTTGGACAGAAGACATGGGTACTATCGGTAACGGTACTGTAGCTGAGTGTACTAACCTGATTACTACGTTCACAGGTGGTGACGGTAAGCAGTATGCTCGTACTAGCCTAGTCAGTGTTAAGGTACTCGAACTTGTAGAGTACGTTAAAGAGAACGAAGCGGTGGGCTTCTAATATGAAAACCATTGATACACTTGTTGCTGACATGCACGAGGTTATCAAGGGTGAAGGTGGTTGGTCTGGGGTAGTTGGTTCTACCCTAGGCTCCAACATCTCACTGGCTGCTAACCAACGCTTCGGCAAGCCCCAAGAACCTAGGGCTTATCTCTCACTGTCCTCTATCGGGACACCATGTAAACGTAAACTGTGGTATAAGGTCAACAAGTCTGACTCCTCTATCCCACTCAATGCTAGTACCTTGTTCAAGTTCTTCTACGGAGACATGATCGAAGAGCTTGCACTTGCCATTGCTATCGCTGCAGGTCATGATGTTAAAGGACAACAGGATCGTCTTGATGTTCACGGTATCAAAGGACATCGTGACTGTGTGATTAACGGCATGACTGTGGATGTTAAGTCTTGTAGTTCCTTCGCCTTCAAGAAGTTCAAGGAAGGTACACTACGAGAGGATGACGCTTTCGGCTACATCAGCCAGCTTAGTTCGTATGTGTATGCAGGTAAAGATGATCCACTTGTGACAAATAAGACACACGGTGCTTTCCTTGCTATCGACAAACAGAACGGACATATCTGCCTTGATGTGCATGACTTCACAGAGGACTTAAAGACCAAAGAGCATGAAATGCTAGAGGCTAAGGACTTAGTAGCAGGGGACATCCCGTCTGAACGCTACGAACCAGTACCTCAGTCCAAGTCAAGTCCGAACACTAAGCTGCCTATGATGTGTAGCTACTGTGAGTTCAAGAAAGAGTGTTGGCCTGAGGCCCGTAAGTTCATATACAGTTTCGGCCCACAGTACTTGGTTGATGTAGTGTATGAGCCTAAGGTTCCAGAGGTTCCTTTGGATGCGGAGTAAGTTAAGGAAGAGAGCACTACTTGCTGGCTATAGGTCAGGACTAGAAGAGGACACAGCTACCTTCCTTAAAGAGAAGGGTGTCCCTTTCGAGTACGAGAAACTAAAGATCAAGTGGGTAGATCCTAAGATAAAGACCTACACACCTGACTTCGTTCTTAGCAATGGTATTGTAGTTGAGACCAAGGGCCGGTTCATTTCTTCGGACAGAGCTAAACACCTTGCAGTTAAGTCTCAACACCCTGAGTACGATATAAGGTTTGTCTTTACAAATAGTAAAGCAAAGCTGTACAAAGGTAGCAAGACCACCTATGGTATGTGGTGTAAGAAGCATGGCTTCCAGTACGCAGACAAAGTTATACCTGATACATGGCTACGAGAAAGGAAAAGGAAATGAAGATCACCTTGCATAAGGTTCTTGAAGGCCCATTCGAACACCCAGAGTACACCATCGACAGCACAGGTGAGCAACCTTATTGTGTAGTTTACTTAGCTGAGGTTGACGGTGATCTAGAACATACGGAGATGCTATACGATAGTTTCGATGATGCCTATGCTGAATCAAACAAGGTATCTTCAACCATTGAGGGGGTCACCATAGGCGGCGACTACGTGTATGACGCATGACCCCTTCTAATAAACATTAAGGTGAGCAGATGTTCGACTACAAAGGACAACTTGAGTTACTAATTACTAGCTACGGGCTGCTTGGAGTCCTAGATAGGGTAGACTTAGAAGAGGTAGATGTACTAGACATCCTTGTTAACAGGGGTGACATTGAGCTAGACGATTTCTTCTTCCAAGATGTACCAATAGACATGATAGACAACGACAACTAAAGGACTGTAATATGATTACACAAGAGGACATAGACGCTTTCAAGATTGTGGATGTAACCCCTATGGATTACTCCTATTGGGTTGAGGGTAAGATCACAACACGAGGTGAGAAACGCCTAATGGAAAACACATTGGGTTTAGCTGGTGAGGCTGGTGAGGTAGCAGAGAAGATCAAGAAGTATCTACGAGATGATGCCAAGGTAAGTCAGAAAGAAATCATTAAAGAGTTAGGTGATGTTGTGTTCTATGCTACAGCATTAGCTAATTACTTCTACAGTAACCTGCCAGAAGTGCTACAGTATAACATGGATAAGCTGAACAGTCGTGCTGAACGAGGTGTGATTAAGGGATCAGGGGATAACCGATGAAGAAGAGATGGGTAAACAATATTGTAGTTAGGTTCCTGAGGTACTGTGTCATGTGGTCTGAGCACCGACAGGCAGTCAAGATACTCAATCAAATGTCAGATAGGGAACTAAAGGACATTGGAATAAACAGAGAAGACATTGACCGTATGATCTGGTTAGAGGAAGATAAAACAATGCGAGGACGAGGTGAATGAGCAACCTACTACCAACAGACTATCAGACATTCATCGCTACCTCCCGGTATGCACGATGGTTAGACAAGGAAGGACGAAGAGAGAATTGGGGTGAGACAGTATCCCGTTACATCGACAACATCGTTAAGCCTGTAGCAGGTGACAACAGTTACATCGACCAGCTTGAGAATGCTATACTTGGCTTAGAGGTGATGCCATCTATGCGGTCACTTATGACAGCTGGTCCTGCCGCTTCCCGTGACAACACCTGTATGTACAACTGTAGCTACCTACCCGTAGATGATCTTAAGTCCTTCGATGAGGCTATGTTTATCTTGCTCTGTGGTACTGGAGTTGGGTTCTCCGTTGAGCGCCAGTTCATCAGCAAGCTCCCAGAAGTGCCTAAGCTCTTCGAGAGTGAGTCTATCGTTGTCGTTAAGGACAGTAAGGAAGGTTGGGCTAAGGCTCTGCGTCAAGTTATTGCACTCCTGTACAGTGGTGAGATCCCTAAGTGGGATGTATCTAAGGTACGTCCTGCAGGTGCAAGGCTCAAGACGTTTGGTGGACGGGCTTCTGGCCCAGCGCCTCTGATTGATCTGTTTAACTTCGCTGTCAACACCTTTCGTGCGGCAGAGGGACGTAAGCTATCATCTGTTGAATGCCATGACCTGATGTGTAAGATCGGTGAGGTGGTTGTCGTAGGTG